GCGCCTGGACCGGACCCGCGGCCGCCGACGGCATCGTCGCCGGTTGCGGCGCACGGTTCTTCGCGCGGTCTGGCTTCGGCGCGCGCGGCCGCGGCGATGGCATCGGCTCAGGCTCCGGGACGTTGATGACCAGCTCCGCCGCCGCCGGCACGAAGTGCTTAGCGATCACGGCGATCACATGGTTCAGCGCGTCACGTTTCGCGGTGAGGTCAGCGAGGATCGCCGGCCAGGCGATGTCGGCCACAACTACGCCTCGGCCTGCGCTCCGGCGCCGTCATCGCTGCCCGTTTCGACCTCGACGCCCTCCTCCTCGACCTCGGCCGTCGCTTTTTCTTTCGAGGTTCGCACGCGCAGCTTTTCCTCGCCGGGCACGCGGACCAACTCGACGCCGGCGTGCTTCCACGTCGTGCGCTCGTGTTTGCGCATCAGCTTCAGGGCGATGTTCAGCTGCTCACCCTCGTCGGTCCGCAGCGCGTTCATCTGGTCGCGGAGGTCGCCGATCGTGGCGGCCACGTCGTCGAGCGGTTTGATGCGCGCCTCCGTGATGAGCGCCTGCTGCCGCGGCGCTCGAGGGCGTCCAGGTTTTGCGGTCTTCGCGGCGGACTTCGGGGCCTTGACCTTGTGTCGGTTCTTGCTCGGTGCCTTTGCCATCAGCGCGCTCCTCTTCCTGAAGCAGTCGGTTTTGTAGTGGCCGTTGTCGGAGAAACAGAAGCGGCAGCGCGGAACGCCCGCGCCGTCGACGTAGTAGCCGGGGTCGAGCACGTAGCCGTGGCGGCCCTCGGCCTGGCGTGCCTTCGCGATGCGTGCACGTTCGCCGGGCTTGTAGCCTTCGCGGTCGTAGGTGCCGTTGAGCACGAGCGGATCGTCGGCGGCGAAGATGATCATGATCGCGTCGGCTCCTCGCAGTTCGGCGCGGCGTCGGTCACCGACGACCAACGCGGGTTCCCTGGCTCCACGTCGATCGCTTTGCCGACCTGGAAGCCGGTCGGTGGAGGCTGGCCATCCGGCCACGCAGCGTTCCGGTAGTCGGACAGGATGTAGCCGCAGCGCGTGCAGCGTTGCACGCCGTCAACGAGTGGGCCGGCGCGATGAATCATCGTGCCGCCTCCACGAGGTCCGCCGGCGGCACGCGCTCGACCAGGCGCCGCCCGTACTCGGCGAGCAGCAACGCGTCGGCGATCGCGTGCGTGATCTTCACGTTCGGCCAGAGCTGCTGCGCGCGTCTCTTGGTCACGTTCTTGTCGCCGCGAGACTGACAGCCCATGACCTGCTGCCACTTCGCCGGCACGACCTGGTCGAACGGAACCCGGCACGCGGTGAGCGCCATCAGCAGCGCGCCGTAGCCCTTGCCGAACGTGAACGCCGACGCGACGCCCATCTGCGGCGACGAGTAGACGCGCTCGATCATCGCGTGCACGTCGCGGCTGTCTTCGACGACCTTAACAAACAGGTCGATGAGATCACGCTCCGTCTCCGGCATCGGCACCGCTCTCGAGAGCGAGCCGTCCGCATTCAGGACCGCGATGCCGCCAGCCACGCCCGGATCGATCCCGAGATAGATCATTGGAGTTCTCGAATAGAATGCGTGCCCGTGGACCCCTGCAGGAGGACGGACGTTAGATGAAACCGACCGCGCGACTTGTCGAACTCACCACCCGCCAGAGCGAACTGGAAGCCGCGCTCGCTGAGGTGCGTGCTGCCATTAGTCGCGAGCGCGCGCACATGCGGGAAAGACTGGAAGCCAATATCGTGGCCCGCCTGGACGCGGGAATGACGGCACCTGACATCGCGAAGGCGGTGCAGTGCACGGCCGTCGAGGTGGCGCAGATTCTCCACAAATGGCGGCGGCGTGAAGGGGTGAAGGTCAGGCGAGGCCGCACAATCCCTGAGCGACGCCGACTCATTTAGCAGCGCGGAAACAGCCATCAGCCCTCCTCGCCCGGCTCGCGCTCGCCGACGGCCGCCGACTTGAAGTCCAGCGGCAACGCGTCGGTGCCGGTCAGCACGTGCACAAACGGCTTGAACGTAGGCAACTCGCGCGGGACGAGCGGCGCGAGGTCCGGCGGCGCGGCGCCTTCGCACGCCTGACACCGATAGCGTTTCAGCGTGAGGCCAGGGACCGTGACGACGACCATCGGCTCACCGACTTGAATGAAGCGGAACCGACACAGGCCACAGAGCGTCTGGCCGGTGGCGCGAATCCAGGTCCTCACGCGGCACCTCGGTATCGCGCCAGCAGCTCGCGCGACAGCCGGGCCGCCTCGGCCTTCGAGATGTCAGGGGAAAGGCGGCGCCCTGACACCACAGCCTCGCCGCCCCGAGGAGCTCGCCGTGCGATGAGTGGCGTTCGGCCGCCGCGCTCGAGTTGCGTGATCGCGTCGTGGACCAGCCATTGGTAGGGGATCTTGAGGCGGGCACACCGACACTTCAGCGTCTCGGCCAGGTCGGCGTAGTCGGTGAAGGTCTGCGTTCGGACTACGTCTTGAAGCACGCGCACGACCAGCTTGGTGCCGGGTTGGAGGCTGAAGTGCTGGTGGTTTGTCTTCGTGTTCATCGGCGTATTTCGGCCGCGCGTTTTTGGCGCGGCCTGTTCTAATTGCTACTAATCACCACCGAACGATCCAAGTTCCACGGATCTTCCGGGCCGGGCCGGGTACGGGTACTTGGTACGGGTACGGGATCGCGCGCGCGCGAAGCTGAGGATTCCACGCGGAACCGCTCGGATTCCGTGCGGAGTCCTCGCGGATTCCTAGTCAGCATGCGCGCCGCCGTGCTGGCCGTTTCCGTTGCGATTCCGTCCGCCTTTAGCTTTGCGTTCTCTGTCGGCTTTGCGCTTGTGCAAGACGTCGGCGGCCTTCGGGTTGTGGTCGTGGAAGTCGTGGACGCGGTAGCCGCCCTTGACACGCTCCCACAGTCGCGCCTTGACCAGCGCGCCGGCGACGGCGACCGGGTCCTCAGCGTGCCGGAACCGTTTGACGACTGATGCCGGAATGACGCCGTCGGTCAGTTGCTTGTTCGTCCACATCAACCCGAGCGCGTACATGCCGATCACGATGACGGGTCCGTTGCGACCGATAAGGTCGCCGCCCTCGAACACTTTCGGATGGTCGATGAGTCCGTCGTCGAGTTTTGACCACATACCTTTTTCTCTCGTCGACGCGGGCGAGGGCACCAACCTCCGCACGCCGGGGCAGCGTGCGTTCCCAGCGGCCAGTCCCTCGCCGCGCGTTTTCGTTTACGGTGCTGCTGGAATCGGATTCGTTGCGTCGGCGCCGAGGGCTCTCAGCCGCTCGCTGATCGGCGTGAGGCCGTCGGCGATCGCGTCGAGGTCCGCCTGGCTGACACTGCCGCCGGCGGCGACCTTGTCGCTGAGTGCTTTGATCACGGCGGCCTGCGCGTCGAGCTTCGCCGCGACCGCGTTGGTTTCGTCGTTGAGGTCCTTCACGAGTGCTTTCACCGATGCGACATCAGACATGAGGCGTTTCTCCTGGGCGCGCAGGGCGCGTAGGTGCTGGTTGATGCGAACGAGCTGCTCCTGCAGTTCGTCGAGGCGCTCGAGCACGCGAGCGAGCGCCAAGTCGGTACGAGAGGGTCGACGACGGCGAGTCTTTTTCATCCGGCTTTCCTCGCTGGCGCCGCCGCCTTCAGTCGCTTCATTCGTTCCTCGTAGGCGGCCCGCACCTGCGTGAACATCGTCTTGCCCATTTCACGGCCGACCGCCAGCAGCTCGTCGCGGGTCTTCGCGTCGGCGATCTTCGTCAGCCAGTCGGCAGCCGCGTCACTATTTGGTGTGCCGGAATTGCTCGGGCCCACGCCGCCCTTCGCCCACGCGGCCAGCCGCGCGCCGCACTCCTCGGTGATCGGCTGGTCGAGCGGGAACAGCGCCCGGTGCTGCTGTTCGAGTTTGATCGGCTGCGGCACGCCCGGCTTGTCGGCCATCAGCAGGAAGCTGGCTGTCAATTCGTACGGCAGGTTTTTTTCGCAGATCGGAATCCAGCCATGCAGGCCGGTGAGCGATTGCTTCTCGACGATCTCCATCCTGCCGTCGGCGCCGCGCTTCATCTCGATCTTGGGCTCGGCGCGGAAGCAGAGAATGAGGTGCGCGCGGACCTGCAGCAGTCGTTGAACGAACTGCTTGTGCGCCATCTTGGGCTTGATCCACGCGGCCATCTTCATCGTCTCGCGTTTGCGCGCGTCGTCCTTCGCCATCCGCTCGAGCTCGTCCTCCTGCCAGTCGAGGATGCCGCCTTCGCCAGCCCACTCGTGCGACATGCTATCGGCGACGATGACCGAGTACTTCGCATCGTCGGCGGCCTTGATAGCCTCCGCGTATCGGTCTGGTCGGAACGGCGGCTTGAGGTCGCCGTGATCGAATTTGAACTTGTCCGCGTAGTGCTTCGCGCGGCCGGCCTCGGTGTCGATGACGGCGAACGGTTGGTCGCCGGCGATGCCGTGCGCCAGGCGCATCGCGGTGTAGGTCTTGCCGCTGCCGGTGCCACCGGACAGGCCGATGAGCAGCCCGACGTTCTCGCGCGCCGCCGGCCGGAACATGAATGTCATGCGATCGCCTCAAGCCTGGTCGCGCGTTTCGTCCGCCGCCGGTCCGCCCGGTCCTGTAGCAATGCGAGGCACAGGGCGCGCGCTTGGCGGACGTCGACGGCATTGCCGATCTGGCGGACCGCGTCACCCTTCGTGCCGGTGAACACGTACTCGCGCGGAAAGGACATCGCGGCGCCGAGCTCGTGCGGCTGCAGCATCCGGAAGCGGATGTCGAGCACGTAGCCTCTGTGCTCGCCAGTCACGAGCCCGAAGCGGTCCTTAGTCGGAATCGTGTCAACCGGTTCGTCGACGGACCGCGCGGTCGCGGTGCCGTTGTATTTCACGAGGAAGGGCTCGACGAGGCCGAAGCGGTTCGACGCTGTCGCTGCGCCGATCGGATCGTCGATGGAATGCACGCGCCGGGCGTCCCCTGACCCGTGGGCCGCTTCAATGACGAAGGGTTCAACCAGCGCCATGTGATCGCGTGTCAGCACGGTGTTCATCGGTTCGTCGACTGACCGTGGCGCGATTCGCGGGCCGCCAGCTGGAATCAGGAAGGGCTGGACCAACCCGATCGGATTCTGCAGCGGTTCGTCAATGGACTTGACGCGAGGGTCCTGCCCTTTGCGCTCGCCGAGGAACGGTACGATGAACGGCTCGATCAGGCTGATCGCGCCCTTCGCCGCGACCGTCGGGATCGGCTCGTCGACGCTGCGCGGCACGCCACCAGACTGCTGCTGGAGCACGAACGCCTCGCACAACGCAATCTCGCCGCGGTTCGCGGTCGTGATGGTCGGGAGCGGCTCGTCGAGCGGATGCGCGCGACCCTTGTCGCCGCCGTGCGTGATGTGCATCAGGAACGGTTCGCAGAGCCCGACGTGCGTCCCACCGGCGGCGACCGTGGGCAACGGCGTGTCGAGCGAGCGTCCGGCCATGTGGTTGCGCAGCGTCACGAGGAACGGGCGCAGCTCTGGTCCGCCGAACTTCTCTAGGCCGGCGAGGATCCGGCGCATCGTCGCCGGCTTCAGTGGGCGCTTCCTGGTGAAGATGCTCTGGCCGGTGAGGGACCAGTCGATGATCTCGCGCGCCGGGCGCCACCGCTCCGTCCGGCCGAACAACGTGCGACCACCTGAGGCGGAATGCGTCGGCGTCGGCCACGCGACGGCGCCACGGCCAAGGTGCGCCATGATGAACAACCGTCGGCGCGTCGTGGCGGCGCCGTAGTCGGCGGCGTTCAAGATCCGATCTTCGACCTTGTAGCCGAGGGCGCGGAGGCCGGCGAGGAAGTGCTGATAGAGCGTGCCCTTCTTGCTCTTGAGCGGCTTGCCGTTCGCGCCGAGTGGGCCCCAGCTCCGGAACTCGGGCACGTTCTCGATCAGAATCGAATCGATCCGCAGCGACTCGGCCCAGCGCAGGACAAGGTATGCAGAGGCTCGCTTCTGATCGGAGACCGGCTTGCCGCCGCGCGCGGAGCTGTGATGCGTGCACTCCGGG